CAAATTTATCGATCCCCATTTTGCCCTCACCCTCTCTGCCATCTTGTAAACCCCATCGGCACCGGGCGACAGCAGGACTCTTCTGTTCCTCCACGCCTTTTCCACGGGATGTATCAAATGGTGGAAGGCCACATAAGTGTGGGTGTCGACCGCCATCAATGGTCGTCGTTCCTCTTTTGCGATTTCTGGCTTGCCGGATACAGACACGATGCACTTGCCATCGTAGTTGGATATTCGATCATCTCCTATCTGTTCCAACGCTGACTTTCTGTACATACGCCCCGGCAGAGACATGCGCCATGTAGATTTCAACTTGGCAAGCATTGACGAATGGCCCCCGTTCTTCGCCCAAAGCCATCGTCCACTCCACATTTCCTCTGGCTCTACATATGTGTACTTCGCCATGTCCAGCTCCTCTGTTAGCAGTGCCCGGCATGCATCATACAGTACGCCCTGGTCAACACGTATGCATTGAGCAGCTCCACTTTCTGTCAACCTTGCTTCCGCCGCCGACCTGAGATCGCTGCTGCCTCCGGGCATTCCATGCAGACTCTGTGTCTCTGTCAAGAGTGAGCCCAGGTCAGAGAGATTGTTACCAGTACTCTTTACAATCACTGACAAGCGCTTACAGCCCTCTCTATCCCTGAGCATGCGAACGGCCAACTCCATCGCGTCACCGGAGAACCTCTGCAGCACGGATGCGTACAATATGCATGCACTCGCCATGTCGTTCGTCCATGCGCCCGTGTACACCGACATCATCTTGAACTTCTCTGCTAGTGCATGATCATGACGTTTCGTTGATTCCCATACGTCGGAGAACCAGACGTTCTGTTTCTTCCCTTCCATGGCATATCGCTTAACAGGGAATGGTTTCGAGTGCCTCTCATCACCCAATTGTCTTGGCTTAGCTAGATCAGTGCCTGGACCGTCCATTGCTGGTAGGGGTGCCAGGCAGGCGTCTGCTATCTCTAACAACTCTCTATCGGAAAATCCTATCTGTACTACTATCCTACTAAAACCTAAGTTTGCCAAAAGGCGTCTCTCCCATTGTCCCGTGACGTTCAGCACTGCGGCTACATTCTCGCGGAGACCCATCGAGAGAAAATTGGAAAATGTGGAGTCATAATGGCGGACCAGGCGATTCCTAAGCCCACCTAGCCCCTGCAACCTGACTCCCAAGTCAGGGGCCGCATCCTTGAGATTCATAATGCCCCAGGAGCAGGCTCTCCGGCTCTTGCTCCTATAGGGTCAGTTGTTTGCGGATCAACGTCCGCCATCTCTAATTGTTGGTTCCCCGTGCTGGCCTCCGCCACTCGTTCATCTTCCTGCATACCATCA